TCATACCAATGTCCGGAATATTGTTCGGTGTTGGTTTGAGGTGTTCTCGTAGAGATCTATCTGTAAGGTGAAGTTTCCCATATCGTTTTGTGTACTCGTCACAAAGAGCGATGAAGAGCTCGTAGTGCCACAAATAGTTTTGTGCAGACTCGCGAGTCCATACCGTACAAGGATGGTTGAAATGAACTGCATTATATAAGTGATGTTCACGAATATCTCCAAGGTAAAAATACTTTGACATCGTTTTACCACTTCGAGATCGTTTCTTTGTTTCCACACCATCTAACATACGATGAGCAGTTGAGAGCATCTGAGCAGACTCAAGTACCATCTTTGGTACGTGTTTGTCGCAATGCATTGACGCCGCAGTGCGTGGATCTTCATCAAGTATAAAAATATTCATACAACCATATTACCAGATTACACTAAAGTGTCAACTCAATAATTCAGGAAAAGTATCTCTTACCAATGTTTTTGTGATCTTCGAGTATTTCTTGTTTGCAAAGGTGGAGAGTTTACCATCCTTGGCTGCAACCAAAATCTTTGCGTCTTCGGAAGAAAGCGATTCCAGCATACCGATAAACCAACGTTCTTTTCGAAGTTTCCCATACTTTGCTTGCACTGTACAATTACCTATGTTCTTAAAAACATTCTTGATACTGACAATTGGAAACCTTGTCTCTTCATTTTCTTTGTACGGTGGAGCTCCTTCCGGAAAGTCCAACTTGATGTTGTCGTTGTACGCAAGTTGAAGAATGGTCTTGACTTGTCTATACGCATTTCTTTTCATATAGACAATTCTCTCATCTCGATCTTCGATCTTTTGTGCATTTGCGAAAACCTCGTGGGGCATTAATGTAATTTTATCTCTCATGATTTTATTTATTAGTGAAAAACTCTTGTGCTGATTCGACCAGAAGACCACAACGATTAGTGACCAGATAGTTAAGAATCTTGTTGTTGTCTTTTCCGCTTTGTTCTCCTACCTGATTGATGACTTCCTTTCGAATCTCAGGTGGTGTCTTACGAAGATTAATCATCCATTCGTTACGCTGATAGTTTCTCCATACTTCTTGATCCATATGGTTCTGTAGGCTGTGACGATTTTCCCACCACTCGTCGATCTTCTTTGCACGAAGTGGAGTTTGTCTAAGTTCTTCGGTAAAGGTTTTATCCGAACTCAAAACATTTGGAACACCATCACTTGCGTCACCTTTACAGATATGTTCAAAGAGGTAACGATGTGGATCGTCACACTCCAAAAACTTCCGTTGAACCGGACTGTATTGTTTAACGTTTGAGAACTGTTGAAGTTGAAGAAAGTCTTTGTCGCCAGAGACAATCAATATCTCTTCGTGACGACCAAACTCCTGTAACTCCGAAACAAGTATTCCGATAATATCGTCTGCTTCCGCACGATCTACTGTGACTACCGGATAAGGAAAGTTCTCTTTGATCTCGTCCCGAACAGTGTTCACCATCGTGAAAAAGTTGTTCCAGTCAAGTTTAGATTTATCTCGACTCTTCTTACGAGCAGCCTTGTACTCCGGAAAGATCTCCTTGCGCCATGAACTACTATCACACGCAATTACCATTTGTCCGAACTCATCTCGATTCTTCTGGTTGTGCATTCGCAACGAGTTTAGAATCATATGACGAACTATTCCCTGATCCAGTTGATCAGGATTTTTTTGGGAAAATGCAGCCGCAACTGCAATACCGCTATAATCTACTATAATCATGACACTAATGTATCACAAATGGGCTTGTTTGTCAATAGATTTCTATCCTCTCGCGAATATTTTCCGCAAGTTGTCTTGTTGATTGCGCTTCACGATCTCCGTGTTTTAGAAGACCGCGAAGGTATTCATCTATTTCCCATAACTGATTGTAATAATCGCGGGACTTAACTGCTATGTCAAATTCTTCCTGTTCATCCGGAAGATCATATTTTAGTGTTGCTTTCATTTTTTAGTACGTGTTTTCTGTGAATCTTTCCACCCACAAAGGCGTTGTAATATTTATCAGGTCTGAGAAGAACGTGGTTCGTCATTTGATACCACATTTCCCAATAACTCATTTCTCCTTTGGAGTTGCATAATCTTAAAATTTTTCTTTCAAATCTATCTCTACCAGATTCTTCTACCAACATTTTGACCTCATCACTGGATCCAAAATAGTCTTGCCAATCGGATTCTTTTACTACCTTACGTTTTCTCTTTTGGCCTTTGAGTGGTTGAAGTCTTCTTGTACTGAAGAAGTTCTTCTTTCCGATATAACGCATATCGTTGGTCTTATCTCGTACCTCATAAACAAACCCAATTGAATCTCCTCGATTTTCTATCTCAAATTCCTTATCATCATAAAGCCACATACATCTATTTATTCAACAGATGCGACCTTTCTTACCCGCAACAGTATGTCCCGGCGGATTCTCTCCGATCCAACGTTCATCGATTGGTTCACTTGCTCTTTGATATCGACTATCACTTGACAATCGGTATTCGTTTTCGCTGAGATTATCCATCGCAGCGTGAACCGTAAACATTTTAAAAGTAAGAAAGTCTCCGGCTCTAAATTCTGTAGTCAACCAACGACTCTCAAATTTTTCTGCGAGTTGTTTTGGGTTTTTAGATAGTGTTCCGGTGAAAGTCCACTTACCCTGATCCGCATTAGTTTTCTGTTTTGGGTTATTTTCACAATAAGAATCCACATCACGAAACACGTATCTCTCAAGAAGATCCATCCTCTCGTGAGACTTTTCTAATACTGCAAGTCCACCCAACTCATAAGAAATGTCTCCATAAGGAACCCAACACGTCATATGATTGTGTGTCCCTCGACCCATATAAGGAAGATCTGTGTGAGGATTTGTCCCCTTGCCTGGTGGCATCGCTCTCAACCAAGTGTAGTCGTAATGTTTTATCTCCTCACCATAAAGATTCTTGTAGAAACTGGTGAGTCTTCCGGAGTACAATAACTCCTTGACTTTATCGCTGTTGTTCGCAACCTCTGGTATGAACTTTACAGTTTCATTCTCTTGACATCTTAGTTCGATGTTTGAGTAGTTTGAATTCAACAACTCTCTCTTTGACATTTCCTCCGAGATTTCTTCTCGGACTGATAATACTTGTTCTCGATCCAGATAATCTCTGATAAACAAATAACCATCCTCTTCGGCCCGTTGTCTTAGTACATCAAAGCCTTCAGAGACCTGAGACTCTCTCAGATCTCCAACGTTGTTTAATTCGTGACCATATGAATAAAATTTACGTGTCTTCATCCTCCTCTGATACAAAGTAACTTGGATCGTCAATATCGGGTGAACCACAAAATGGACAGTAACAAGGTGTGTCTACCATCGGATAGCCATACTCATCTTCGATACTCTCATCTCCAACATTTGACCAAGCAACTTCAAACCCCGTTTTGCAGTTGCCACAAAATAGTTTCTCATGTCCAGCCATATCAACTCTCGCAAACAGCACAATTATTTATAGAACGGGCAAGTTCCTGTGCTGGATTCGCACTTCTTTGGTAGTAGAGTGACTTAACTCCTCTTTTCCATGCGTAGATCATCAGATCATTTACTTCTTTTGGTTTGGTGTCGGGCGGAATCATAATATTCAAAGATTGCCCCTGATCTATTGCGAATTGTCTATCTGCGGCTTGTGTGATAATTTCTTTCTGTGAGATCTCTCCAAATGTTTTGAAAACATCTCTTTCGTCCTTTGTGAGTTCAGTAAGGTGTTGAACCGATCCGCCTCGTTTGAGAACACTCTTCCAAGCATCTTCTCCCAGACCCTTCTTCTTGAAGAGTTTTGTGAGATAAGGATTTCGATAGGTAAACTTACCCTTTGCCAAATCCTTCACAAAGTAGTTAGAGTTCAGTGGCTCAATCGAAGGAGAAACCTGTCCCAGAATAAAAGAACTTGAAGTGGTTGGAGCGACTGCCATCGTTGTGGTGTTTCGCAATCCATATCCGGTAAGAACTTCAGGTTCACCAAGAAGATTCGCAAGTTCTTTTGATGCGTCACGGCTCCTGTTTTGAATTGTCTTAAAGATGATATTATTCTTTGCTCTTGCGGTGATTGACTCAAATGGAATGTCATTGAGTTGTAGATAGGAGTGCCAACCCAGAACTCCTAATCCTAGAGCACGATGACGAATCGCAAAGTTCCTTGGATGTTCCATAAACTCTACTCCGTCAGTCTTGTCAATAAACTCTGACATAACCGCATCAAGGAAATAGATCATCGTTTGAATCGCATCGGTCTTTACCAAATCATCCCAACGTTCAAGGTTCAAAGAAGAGAGATTGCACACAAAAGATTCCGTTGGATTCGTAGGCAACATAATCTCTGAACAAAGATTGGAGTTGTGAATCTCAATCTTCTTGTCCTTATAGACCTGTGGAGCTCCCTTGTTTGCGTTGTCGGTATAGAAGATGTAAGGGTAACCAGACTCAAATCTTTTCTTGATTACCTTTCC